GTGGTACAGCATTTTTTCATAATCAAATGGAGAAAGCACCTGACTCATATGTTAGTGCTTTTCCGAATAGATTAGTATTATATCACGGTGGTAGATTTCACGCTAATTGTTTTGATTACACAATGGAAGAGAGAATTACATTTTCCTTTTTCTTTAAATTGAAGGAGAAATAAAATGGCACAAATGGATGATATGGAACAAATGAGTTACGAAGAAAGTAAAAGACAAGCAAAAGACAGAAAAAGTGAAGGTCTAAATATGATACGACCATTTACTTTTGATGAAAAAAAAATATTATGGGATGGATTATATAACGATGGCTACAAAAGAGAAGATTTACGAAAGAAATCCTAATACAGGAGTTATTAGATGGCGATATACAGATGAGTCGCCTGATAAATTTGGATGGCCAAACTATGGCAGAATATTGAAGGAGAAAAAAAATGCGAGAAAAAATAATACAAGGTCTAAAAAAACACGCTGAAGGTCATATAGAAAAACACAAAGCGAATGTTGAAGTGTTATTAGAAAAAACTACTGGTATAGCAGAACATCCTGATACACTAGAAACTATTGAAAAAGAATTAGGCATAATTGCTGAGTATGATGACCAGTTAGAAATGCTTAAAAAATATTTCTAATGAAAAAAATAATTGACCCTAAAAATCCTCATACGGTAGGATCAAGTATAATGAATTTAGGTAATCATATACTAATGGTTATGTTTGCTTTAGGAATTATATTTGTAGTTTACAATTCATACTAATGCCACAATATACATTTTTCAATAAAAGAACTAGAAAAGAATTTACTGATTTTATGAGTATATCAGAAAAAGAAGAATACTTGGATAAGAATCATCATATTTCACAAGTTATTGTTCCAATAAATATAGTTGCAGGAGTTTCAGGACTCACACATAAAAATGACCAAGGTTGGAAAGAAAATATGTCAAGGATTGCTGAGGCACATCCTACTAGTCCACTTGCCGACAGATACGGTAAGAAATCAATCAAACAAATTAAAACTCAACAAGCATTAAAAAAGAACAAACAAAGAATAGCAAGTAGAAGGAAGAAATAATGGCAAAAGATATACCAGATTATATGAGAGAGTTTGATACTTCAGATGATTGGGGTTTCACACCAGTTACTTCTAAACCTGAAACAAGCAAACCTAGTATTGATCCTAAAGTAGTTGAGGGAACTAATATAGAATTATCAAAAGTTAAATCAGATGTTGGTGATATTAAGTCAATGATGAATGAGATAATGCAGATAGTGGCAGAAAAAGAAGATTTAACAAAAGAAATAACAGACGAAGATATTAAAAAAAGATTTAAAGATATTGAAAAAATTGTATTGCCTTTTTTATACAATTTATCAAAGAGTGATGAACCTTATATACATTGGCCGAATAGAGGTCCGATTATTAAGGCACAAATAGAGAAAATACTTAAACTAACAAGGGGATAATATGTCAGCAAAACAAGAACATAAAGAACTTAAAGGTAAAGTAAATCATATGGAGAATATAAGACGAAATGATAGATCAAGTACAAGTTGGTACGAGTTAAAAACTCTAAAGAAACTTAAATTAAAAGCAAAGGAAAAAATAAATGCAACTAAGCAACAATTTTTCGCTTAAAGAAATGACTGCCTCTCAAACGGCAGACAGACACGGAATTAGTAATAATCCAAGCGAAGATCATATGGATAACTTAAAAAGACTATGTGATAATGTTCTACAAAAAATTAGAGATCATTATGGCAAGGTAGTATCCGTATCAAGTGGATATCGTAGTCCAGAGTTATGTGTTAAGATAGGTTCAAGTATGAAATCTCAGCACGCTAAGGGCCAAGCGGCGGACTTTGAAATTTTCGGTATCGCAAATGCTGAACTAGCAAAATGGATAACAGAAAATATTGATTTTGACCAATTGATATTGGAATACCACAATCCAGAAGAACCTAATAGTGGGTGGATTCATTGCTCGTATAAAAATCCTGAAGACAATAGAAAACAGGTATTAAGAGCATATAGGGACGAATCAGGTAAGACTATATACGAACCATACGACCCTAGTTGAAGCGTTGAAAAAATTAATAATGAAAAAATAAGGGAGCAAGACGCCATAATACAAATGTATATGACGAAAGGCACCTGAGCATTGACATTTTGACAATAAAATGTTATATTAGTATATTATGAGTAAATTTAAATTTGTAGAAATTAATAAAGAGTTACTGCCTACTACTAAAGGCAGACGAATAGACGGACATAGATTTTACGAGATTGATGGTAAGAACTATCCGTCTATTACGACCGTTTTAAATATCAGAAAAAAAGAAGGACTTACCGAGTGGCGTAAAAATGTAGGTGAAGGCGCTGCTAATTGGGAAATGGCACGAGCAGCCAGACGAGGTAAATCTACACACACCTTGATAGAACAATATCTAAAAGGTGAAACTCCTAGTGAGAGAAGTGTATTACCATTAGGTCTATTTAAGTTATTGAAACCTTATGTAGATCAGATTAACAATATTCATTTACTAGAGGCGATTATGTACTCACACAAACTTACCGTTGCAGGTCAAGTTGATTGTGTTGCTGAGTATAATGGTAAATTATCAGTAATAGATTTTAAAACAGCAAACAAAGAACGAAACGAAAGTTGGATAGACAACTATTTCTTACAAACAACTGCTTATGCGATTATGTATGAGGAGATATTCAAAAAACCCATAGAGCAAATTGTTATACTACTTGCAGGTGAAGATGGATCGGTTGCTTGTTTTAAGAAAGATAAGAAGGATTATGTTGACGCTCTTGGTAAATCCATCCAAGACTTTTATAAATATTATGAGGAATTAAACAAAGATAAGATCAAAAGTAAGACATAGATGACAAAGGTGATTTAGACTTTCTACTTGCGACCTTAAACTGCTAAAGGAAATAATGACACGACTAATACTAACGATAATACTAGGTTTGTTTTGGACAAGCATAGTATTTGCTGAACACGAAGAAAAGAAAACTTACAATTTTTGGTGGGAACAAATACCTGCTGTATGTTCTACTTCAGAAGAAATACAAAGGTGGGCAAACGATAAAAACTTTATTCCTGTCAATATGAGTGTGGGAAGAGAAGGTGGTTCACCTGAAGGTAGAATTGTTTATGTAGTTGTGTATTACATAAATGATAGTGGACAAACTTTTGCAGGTGTATCAACACCTGAAAGACCAGATCAAACTTGTATTGTTTTTAGAACTTTTGATTTAGTCATTAATGAAGGTTTAAAAGAAAAAGAACTATAAAGGCATAATGAAATATATAACAATATTATTTTTAGGTTTGTTTTTAACTGCTTGCAGTATAACAGAACCTAGAGTTTCTTTCGGTAAAAAATGTGTAGAGAAATCAGACAAAGTTGTCTATTCATACATATGGGTTTACGATAAGGAAGTAGGAGTACCTGCTGACAAAGAAACTTGTAAAAAATTAGATGTTGAAGGTAAGTAAATAACTAGTGAGGACCTGGGTGCAATCCCCAGCACCTCCACCAATTTAAAACACATAGATGTGTGCTTTGAGGGGGTGAGTTAGATTCGACTGCTACTAAAACTTACTGGAGTTTAATCGCTGACACCGTAATGTCAAATTACAAATGCTAACGAACAATTAGCGATGGCGGCATAACGCCAAGGGGTTTGCCTGTACCTTGCAACAGAAACAGGCATATATAGAGATATGATGAAACAGGCGACACCGATCACAACAAATCCATATAGATATTACAGAATACCTAACACAAAGGTTAGGTGGGCCCCTATTGTGGTTCCGCTAGCGTGGGACCACACTAGACTTTTCCTGCCAAATATGATATAATGAATCAATGAATAGCAAAGAATTTAGTTTAAAGATAGAATCCGTAGTAAAAGAAAAAAGATTATCATATATGGATGCTATTATTGAATATTGTAAACTAAATGAAATTGATGTTGGCACCGTAAAGACAATGGTTAACAAGTCTTTAAAAGAAAAAATAAAAAATGAAGCAGTTAATTTAAAAATGCTTAAAGAGAAAAAAGGTGGAACATTACCTGTATGAACGGATTAGAGTATCTATATCATATCTTATTCGTTGAATGGGACAAAGGTCTATGGGGTATAATAACTTTAGGACTTGTAGTTGCTATTTTAAGTATAATATATGATATAGGATGTGAAACAAATAATGAGTAAAGAGGAAAATATGATAGAAAAAATACCTGAACATAGTTTTAGATGTAGGTTTGAACATAAAGCAATCTTCATCTGGAAAGATATAACAACAGAAATGATGTTTAAGGATAAGAAAATAGTTTTATTTGGACTACCTGGTGCATTTACACCGACTTGTACAAACGAACAATTACCACAATACGAGGCACAATACGAAAAGTTTAAAGAACTAGGTATTGATGATGTATATTGTATGTCAGTTAATGATGGTTTTGTAATGAGAAGTTGGGGTGTAAGTATGACACCTAAAATAGAAAAAGTATTTTTGTGTCCTGATGGCGATGGTTCTTTTACAGAAAAAATGGGTATGTTAGTTGATAAACCTGCTAACAAATTTGGTAAAAGAAGTTGGAGATATTCTGCTTATGTTGACAATGGTGTGATAAAGAAAATGTTTATTGAACCAGGTAAGAATGACAAAAGCGAAGACGAGGATCCATACGAAGTATCAGATCCAGAAACTATGTTAAAATATTTACAGGACAATAAGTAATCAATGTATGGAGGGTTTGATGTTTTTAGAGTCTATATGGCAGTTAAATTACATTTTACTACCAATTATGATTATTTTGAGTATGATGGTAAAGTAAATATCAAACTAGATACATTTACAAAAAGAAATGATAGATATTTTTTTCATAAACTTAGCACAAAATATAAACAAGATGAAATACTTGATTTCTTTGTTGCAAATTTTATTGATAAAGATAAAAATTGGGTAGGTAACTTATTAGAAAATGATGGACGAGAAATATACCTTAATTATAAAAAAGTCAAAGATAATTTTAACTATCATTTTAGAAACGACTTTGTTAATGTTCTTAATGACTTTAGCAGTAAGCGTATTTCTTTTGATGATGGTTTCGTTTGCCATAATGGACAACATCCACGACTTTTGCGTTTACTTATTCAAAGGAGAGCGTCTTTCCAAACCTTCATTGTGCTTGACCAAGTCTTATCGTTTATCAAAAATTGGAATATGGAAATTAAAGAGAATATTGTCTGGCCTAAAATCGCACATAAGGTTGCCAAGTTGAAACCGTTTATAAATTATAATTTAACAGAATGTAAACTAATAATGAAAGAGGTGATTAAAAATGAAACCTAAAATAGATTTTATATGTTTATTACCAGGTGTAGAACAAACTATGCCTATTATAGAGGCGTCTAAACATAAACCATCTTGGATTAAAAAGGCGGCCGCAGATTTTAAAAAGTTGGGTTCTATTACTCAACAATATAGAGGTGGGCAAGAAATGTATGCTGATCCTAATATGATGAAATTTCAACAAGATGAAACAAGGCATACATCAAAGTGTCCTGCCTTACAACTTTATCACAATACAGGTTATATTTTAAGATCACATACAGATATTATATTAGATGTAAGTCCTGATGGTCAATATTTTCAATCAAAAACACCTGCTGGGCAACCTGATAAACCTATTATTACATCACATATGGGTCAATCATTTTATCCTTTTTTTGAAAACTGGCCGAAAGGTACAATGAAACAAGTATTAAAATTTAATTTACCTTGGGTGGCAAGAATACCTAAAGGTTATAAAATGTTACAAATGCACCCTATGTACCAAGATGAAAATAGGTTTACTACTTTGTCTGGTATATTAGAACCACATTTAGGACACGCTGCTATAGGAACTATACCTTTCTATTGCCACTTCACAGGTATAGAAACAATTAAGGCAGGAACACCTCTTGCTCAATTTATATTGATACCTGATACAGAAAAAGATTATGAAGTAAAAAGTTTAGATGATGATAAAGATTATATAAAAGAAAGATCATTAAATACATTATTATTACAAGAAACATTTAATAAAAATTATAATAGAATAAGAGAGTTTTGGAGAAAATATGGCTGGTAGAGTATTTGTTATAGGTAACGGCGAAAGTAGAAAAGGTTTTGATTTAGAAAAATTAAGACCACACGGCAAAATATATGGTTGTAATGCTTTGTATAGAGATTTTACGCCAGATGTACTTACTGCTGTTGATATGGGTATAATGCACGAGGTATACAATTCAGGTTACGCACAAAATAATCAATGTGTGCTTAGAGATTGGAATACAATGCCAGGTGAAATGTACGAACAATTATTATATGCAGGTCAAAACTATTCAGACCAAGATTATGAATTAATTAAAAAAGAAAATGTTATTAATTCAAATGAACGAGGTGACCGTAAAGAATTTGTTATGCACGGTTCTAATTTAGCAGGTGTCGTAGAAATATTAAAGAAGAATAAAGATAGAGAGAAAAAAGAAATTAATCACACATCTATAAATGTAAGTTGGGTTACAAGTGATGATAAGGTCAGAGCAGTAAACGACCATATGATAAACAATGAAGGCAATATCAAAGATAGAGGTTGGGCAGCAGGTCCTACTTCAGGTTGGTTTGCTTGTAATGATGTAAAACCTGAAGAAGTATTTTTGATAGGACACGATTTAGAAAGTTTTAATGACAACCTAAACAACATTTACAAAGACACAAAACACTATGGTTTAAAAGAGGCACACAAAACACCTAGTCAAAACTGGATAAATCAATGGTTAGAATTGATAAGAGAAAATCAAAACACTACATTTTATAAGGTAAATCCACACGGAAGTGATGGTACCGACCTGATTAGTTTTATACCAGACGCCTGGGCAAGAGAAAAAAATATCAAGTACATAGATTATACCACGCTTGACAAAATGCTCAAATAGTGTTATATTAGGATATATGTTTGATTATTTAATATACAGAATTTTAGATAGAGTTGAAACCACTTGTAAAAAGGTTAGAGAATATATGATTAACAAGTCATTACCTAACCCTTGCAAATCTGCTAGTGAATGGCGAAAAGATTATGAAAAGTGGAAGAAAAACTCTACTAAATAATAATGATCCCGATTATATAGGGAACACAAATACAACGAACATAAAAATATAGGAGAATACGAATATGGATTTTGAAACTTTAAAATCATCATCAAGTAACTTTGATAAACTTACAAAGGCACTTGAATCGAACCTCAATCCTGAGGATCAATCAAACAAAAACAAATACCAAGACGACAGATTTTGGAAACCAGAGTTAGATAAAACTGGTAACGGTTATGCTGTTATTAGATTTTTACCTGCTGTGTCAGGCGAAGACTTGCCTTGGCAAAGAGTATGGTCTCACGCTTTCCAAGGACCAGGTGGTTGGTATATTGAAAACTCATTAACAACTTTAAATCAAAAAGATCCTGTTAGTGAAGAAAACACAAGACTTTGGAATACAGGTGTTGATAGTGATAAAGAAATTGCTAGAAAGAGAAAAAGAAAATTATCTTACTA